ACTTCCCATCGGGAGCAACCATTTGGTTTACGTATCTAGACAAAGACAAAGATGTAACCCGATTTCAAGGACAAGCTTTCAACTGGATAGGGATAGACGAAATAACCCAGTACCCGACACCTTACGTGTGGGACTACCTGAGATCAAGATTGAGAAGCACCGACCCAGAGCTACAGCAAAATCTGTATATGAGGTGTACAGCCAACCCCGGAGGAATAGGTGGCTGGTGGATTAAGAAGATGTACATTGACGTAGGTGAACACAACAAACCGTTTCCTGCAGCAGATGTTGAAACAGGTAAACCTTTCTTGTGGCCGCAAGGACACGAAAAGGAAGGACAACCTTTATTTTATCGTAGGTTTATTCCTGCACGTCTAACAGACAACCCGTTCCTTATGGCTGATGGACAATATGAAGCTATGCTTCGTTCACTACCAGAGATAGAACGTAAAAGATTACTTGAAGGGGATTGGGATGTAGCCGATGGTGCAGCCTTCCCAGAATTTAGCAGAGCGAAACATGTTGTGGAAAGTTTTGACTTACCTACCAACTGGCCCCGCATCAGGGCGGCTGACTACGGGTATGCGAGTCCTTCTTGCGTTCTTTGGGGTGCTATTGATTGGGATAATAATATCTGGATTTATAGAGAATTATACGTAAAACAGTTGACAGCGGAGCAATTAGCCGATAGAATACTAGAAGCGGAGCAATTAGATCCGTTACCTCACTACACAGTATTAGACTCATCATGTTGGAACAAGACAGGCTTTGGTCCTTCTATAGCTGAAACAATGATGAGATGTGGAGTTCGTTGGACTCCCTCAGATCGAAATAGAATACAAGGTAAAATGGAAATTCATCGTAGGCTTGCAGATGACCCAAGAACAAACGAACCGAGATTACGAGTGTTTTCTAATTGTAGCAACACTGTCAAGCAATTGGCAGCAATTCCTCTTTCCAAGACTAACAGCGAAGACGTGGACACAAAAGCAGAAGACCACGCATACGATGCGTTGAGGTATATGTTAATGACAAGGATGACAGGTTATGCGGCGATTCATCAAACGCTTAATGGTATCAAGAATCAGGTCTATCAAGTCCAAAATGAAACATTTGGATACTAAAACAAATGGATGAACTACTACAAAAATTAAAAGATGGAAACTTAACAATAGCTGAAGCTTTTGAGTTAGGTCGTCCTGATGTGAAGTTATATCAAAATAATGGTAAACCTACTGCATTCCTAGAGAAATTGCAAGATGCAGGATTTAACTTATCTGATAATTGGGATACTATCGGAGATAGGGAGAAGCATGATACCCTTAACAAGATATCTAGTAGCTCAGACTATTTAAGACTAGCTAAAGTAGAATCTAGTCTTACTAAGTTGGCAGCGGGCGAAGATTTCGATTATCCTTACACTAATAGGTTTGAAGCAAAAAAAGGAACTATCCGAGTTGCAAAAGTAAAAGGTGATCCTACAAAATTAAGATTTCCAAACGCTACACAGCCGAGAGGGGATGAAGCAGCTAAAAAGATTACTCTCCCATCAATAGAAGATTTAAACAAAGCAATACACGCTACGACCTTAAAGTTAAAAGGTAACAAAGAAGCGGTAGCATTCTTTCAGTTGAAGCATCTGTTAGGAATACGAAACAGAGATTTGGTTAATCTTACAGTCGGTGAAGCAATTGAAGATTCACCATATGGAACACTTGACCCCGGATCAAACACTCTTTATGGCATAAGTAACAAAGGTCAGAGAACAAACTACCAGTTACCATCTTTAGCTCAAGACATACTTGCTGATCTTGGAACAGATGCTAAAGGAAGAATGGGGGATAGTAAATCTGTAAAATTGTTTACTCAAAGTGAAGCTAAGTTACGAACACTCATAAACAACACTATGAACGAAACTATGTCCGAAATGGGTTTGGAAATTACAGACCAGAAGACAAATAAAAAAATACCATTTACAATATCAGATTTAAGAAAAAATGTATTTGATGCAATAAATGAGTCAGAGGGTGCAGGGGTAGCAAACGTAGTCTTGGGACATTCTACAAAAGGAGATGTAGGATTAACCCACTATAAGGTTGACAGACAATCACGAAGAAAAATGAGTGTGGTTCAAAGAGCTTCTGAAGAATTTGGTAACATGTATCTTCAGGATATCAATCAAGTAAACCCTAAAAATTTATACAAAACTTATGGATTTAACGAGGACTTCTTTAAAGAAAGCTCAGTAATTCCTTTCTCTGCTCCTACTGATATACTATCACAAACAGCTAGAGATACAACTTTACAAGTTGAAGGAACAGCAGCAGACGTAAATAAAACTGCGGGTATACTCAGCAAGAAGGTCGAAGGTAAAGTAAGTAATCTTACAAAACAGGTAGAAAAACTACAAGCTTTAAATGAACAAATAAGTGAACTTACTGGTTCAGATGCCCCCACAAAAGAACCCAAAAAGAAAATTCCAAAAAAAGGATCACCTATTAGTTTATCTGATGTTTTTGATTCAAAGACATGGAATAAATTCAAAGGGACGTTAAAAGGAGTCGGTATTGTAGGATTAGGACTTACAGCAGCTAAAGAGATTTTAGAAAATCCTGCTCAAGCAGCTCAAGACGTAGCAACTGAGCTTTTACTTGAAAAAGGATTAGGAATGGGTCCGGGAGCTGCAGTAGGATTTGCAATGCAATCTAGCCCTGCAGGTGCAGGCTCTGAGCTTGAAGCTACTGATCCGACAGCAGAATACAGAACTATATCTGACGATCAATACGCAAATATGACATCTATGGGCTTAGAAACATCTAAGCAAGACATGGCTACAACGAATCCAATGAATTACGCAATGGATCAACAAATGAGTGATCTTCTACGTAAGGATATCCCTGATGAACAGGGTATTATGTAACTGGTATATAGGAGACAACAATGCCAAACAACAACTACAACTATGGTGCCGCATACATAATGAACAGCGACAAGACTTCAGTCGATGATCAAATGGGTGCAGATCAATTAACTCGTGAAGGTGCAGACTTTACTACATCAATCGAAAACTACGACTTACAATCTGACATGCCAAAGAAGCAGTCAAAGCCGACTGTTGAAAGTGCATTCTTTACTATGGCAGACGACAAAAACTACTTTGGCTAGGACTTATTTATGGCTGACAACTTTTTAAATTCAGACGAAGAATCCGATAAACCTACAGCTATGTCCAATGCAGGGACAATCATGCCCGGACTTGCAGGATATATAAAAAGTAGGCTTGAGGATTCTGAAAACGGTAGACGTTCACACGAACATAGATGGCTACAAGCTTATAAAAACTTTCGTGGCATCTACGATTCAACTACACAATATCGTGATTCTGAACGATCAAAAGTATTTGTCAGAATAACCAAAACCAAAGTTCTTGCAGCATATGGGCAGATTGTTGACATATTATTTGCCAACAAGAAGTTTCCTATTGTTGTAGAAGATACACCCGTACCAGAAGGTATAGCAAAGTTTGCTCATTTGGAAACTCCTGCTGATCAGGTAGCACCACCACCTCCGCCACAAGATATGTATGGCTACGAGGGGGATGGTAGAGAACTACCTCCGGGAGCAACTCAAGCAACACCTATGGATTTCTTAGGTGGTATGGCTGACAAATTTCCGAATGCACCACTTGTCGAAGGTCCTTCAAAAGTAGGAGAACCTCAGATAAGTCCATCTGGTGAAGCTGCACGTAAAATGGAACAGATGATCCACGATCAACTGCTCGATACAAATGCAGTTAATGTATTCCGACATGCTATATTTGAAGCATCTCTACTTGGTACAGGAATTGTTAAAGGTCCTTTCAACTTTAACAAGAAAGTACACAAGTGGCAAAGAGATGAAGAAGGTAACAGGGAGTACATGCCCTACGAAAAGGCAGTGCCTAAAATAGAGTCTGTATCCGTGTGGGATTTTCATCCTGATCCAGCAGCTACAAGTATAGATGACTGTGAATACGTGATACAAAGACATCGCATGAATAGGCAACAACTTCGTGCTTTATCACAGCGACCTCATTTCGATATGGAAGCCGTAGAAGAGTGTCTTGCAAAAGGTCCTAACTACGAAGATAAGTACTACGAAGATACTATTCGTGAAGATGAGACTGAGCCATACTATCAGGAAAATAGATTTGAAGTTCTAGAGTATTGGGGTGTAATTGATGCTAAGTTTGCTGATGAAGCAGGACTAGAGCTACCTCAAGGAATATCAGAGCTAGATCAAATACCTGTAAACGTATGGGTTTGTGGCACAATGATACTTAGATGTGTTCTTAATCCATTTACACCGTCAAGAATACCTTATCAAGTATTTCCATACGAAGTCAATCCCTATCAAATGTGGGGTGTTGGTGTAGCAGAAAATATGGAAGATGCACAGATGCTTATGAATGGTCACGTAAGAATGGCTATTGATAACTTAGCATTGGCAGGTAATCTTGTATTTGACGTGGATGAAGCAAGTTTAGTTCCCGGACAAAACATGGACATATTCCCCGGAAAGATATTCCGCAGACAATCTGGGGTTACTGGAACTGCAATCAATGGTCTTAAGTTTCCAAACACTGCAGGCGAAAACATACAGATGTATCAAATATCTCGCCAGTTAGCAGATGAAGAAACAGGCATACCATCAATTATGCACGGACAGACAGGTGTAACAGGAACAGGACGTACTGCTTCAGGTTTATCTATGTTGATGGGTTCTGCAGGTTTGTCTATGAAGACAGTTATAAAGAACATCGACGATTATCTACTGAAACCAATGGGTGAAGCTTATTTTCAATGGAACATGCAGTTCAACGACGATGCAGACGACATCGAGGGAGATCTTGAGATCAAACCTCGTGGGGTAGCTGCAGTGATGCAAAAAGAGGTACGAAGTCAAAGACTAACTGCCTTGTTGCAAACTGTGATGAACCCAACATTAGCACCGTTTGTTAAGATACCGAATTTAATGAGAGAGTTGGCTATATCACAAGATATTGATCCAGATAGTTTAGTCAACGACGTAAACGAAGCACAGATTTACGCAGAGATATTGAAAGGAATGCAACAGAATGCTCAACAAGGAACAGGCGGTGAAGGTAGCCCCACTGGTCAACAATCCCCAGATATGGGCGGGGCTGGAGGAGTACCTCCTCAACCTCAAGGATCTAACGGTCAAGGGGCTGGCGATGGCACAATCGGAGTCGGAGCTACGCCAGCTGCAGGGGAAGCTGGTTTTACTGGAAACGCTCCTCAGTTTGAAGAGTAATGTAGAGAAAGTCAAAAGCAATAATGGCATTTAGTACTGGAAACCAACAATTTGATTTTTTACTAAGTCGAGCTAGAAATAGAAGACGATCTAAGCAAGCTTTGGAAGAAAACAATATTGATGTCGAAACATCTCTAGAAAAAAGAGAAGAAGAATCTGAGTCTAGTGATGTTACATCTATTGGTACTCAAGTAGCAGATATGAGTGGTTTGGGAGCTTCGGGTATATCAGCCACAGGTCCATCCCAATCCATAGCTGATGCACAAGAGATGATGGATATTGCAGGAGTAGGTACAGGGCAAACAGTAGGGCAGGTGGCATTTGAAACAGAAATGGACAGAGCTAAAGCTGATTTTGCACAGTCTAATCCAGTTGGTGCGGCGATTGCAGGATTTTCTACTGATGCAGTAGCACAAGGAGTAATGCAGACAGCACCTTTAGGTCTGGCTATGGCAGGGCAAATGGGAGCAGCAAAAACAGCAGCAAATATAGCGGGTGTACTTAGCGGTCCTGTATTCGGAGCAATCTCAGGAGTCATAGGACCTTCAATGCAAGATCCGTATGGACAAAACGTTGCAATGGGAAGTGGATTGCTTGGAAAAGTATCTAACTCATTAATGTCAACGCATTATAGCGTTGCAGACAAAGTAGCACAGGGAGTTCCGGGATACGCACAGGGATATTATGGTGGAAGTCTAGTTA